TACAAAGCGCCTGGGCCGCGCCGGCCGCGCCGAAGCGCAAAACCGCCAACAGTACCGCACAGACTTGCAGGGCATGATTGATCATCTGTATAGTTGTCCTTGTGTGGCGGTTTGGGGGCCTTTTAATGAAGCCTGGGGACAATTCCATGCCCGTGAAATCGGTGACTGGGTAAAGGGTTATGATCCGACCCGTCCGGTCGACGCCACTTCGGGCTGGTTCGATCAGGGCGGTGGTGATTTCGACAGCCGGCATGCCTATGTGCTCAAATTACGCGCTCCGCGTAAAAAGGGCGCGCGCGCTTTTGTGCTTTCAGAATTTGGCGGTTATTCCTGGCTGATACCCGGGCACTCATGGGATGAGACTCAAAAATTTGGCTATAAATTCTACGATTCAAAAGAAGCGGTGACCGCCGCCTATGAAAATCTGCTGACCAAAGAGCTGCAGCCTTTGATTAAGAAGGGTCTGTCGGCTGCCATTTATACCGAACTGACCGATGCGGAAATTGAAGTAAATGGGTATATAACCTATGACCGGGAAATTGAAAAAATGGATCCGGAACGGATTCTGCCGCTGCACCGTGCGTTGATTAACAGCCTGCATTCGTGATTTGGTGGTTGTTGCATCTTTTGGTGTTAAAGGAAAAAGCAGATCGTTATCGATCTGCTTTTTTTAGTCGGGGCGAAAGGATTTGAACCTTCGACCTCTTGCACCCCATGCAAGCGCGCTAGCCGGGCTGCGCCACGCCCCGCTTGTGTACGTTTATTGATCATATATGCGTGGTAAGGTGCGGATATTTCTGCCGAGAAAACCGGCACATAGGCGCGGCCAGGTCTGGTTATTGCATATCGCCACAGCCTATATCTAGTGTGACTCACTATGTTCAATCTGTCATAACTTCGCGCCTTTTCGCGCTGCCTCAATCTTAAAAAAGTGGTTTTACCTGATTTGCCCACTTGAAATATAGAACGTTTGATCTATAATTTGAATATCAGGAGGGCGAATGAAGCATACATTTTTTGCAAAAAAAATTGATGGCACGTTAGGGATAACAATTATTTTCGGTGGTTTTGAACTGCGTCTATTTATTAGAACAAATAGAACATTACATTAGAAAACATAAAAATATGAGATTGCCTATTGAAAAACCCAAGCGTTTGGGTTATACTATCTATATCAATCAGAGAGACGCAAACAGGAGCGACGAGATGGAAAACAGATTAGAAAAACTCATCGAGAAAAAAGGACAGGGCTACATCAACGGAAAATCTGGAAAAGAACGCGTGTCGATCCGGGTAAACAACGTCCTGGAAATCGAAGGAAAGATGTTTGCCGCGGTTTATTTCAGCGGATTTGGATATCGGACAACGGTATGGTACGACGGGGTTGAGGTTTACGACACAGAATATGACATCAAAAACAATCGTCCTTACGTCACGAAAACTCTGCGAAACTTTGAAAAAATCGTAGATGCCTGCTTAAAATAATAAAAACTAGTACGCGAAACGCCCGGACGGGCGTCGCCGGGAAAACGGCCCGGCCTGAATGAGCGAAAAAGGAGAAAAAATGTTTCAGGCATTGGAGTTTGATGAAGTTTTGGCAGACGCCACTAAAGATCTGATTTCAGGGCAACCTGATTTATGGAAGATTATGAGCGAGCATGAATGTTTTGCGGACGCAGCAGCAGCCGTGAAAGCGCGAAAGCCGGGCCGATTTCCGTCACGCTACGCGATCCGATTGTCAGAGGATCCCCGACCGCACAACAAAATTTCTGAGTTTTTACGGATTGACCCAGAGCGCATGCCTGAACTGGCGGCTTACTATGCGGCAGCGGCCGAACGAGCAGAAAAAAGCCTGCTGGCAAGCGGACTGTACACAATCGATACAGTACCAGGCCCGAGCTTTTTGCTGGGGATCGAGTATGGAACAGCAATACCCGAGTTAGTAAAAAACACTGCTACTGCCCAGACGATGGGCCGCAAGGGCGGGAGTTCAACCAGCCCTGAGAAAGTCGAAAAATCCCGTGAAAACGGGAAAAAAGGCGGACGGCCAAGAAAGGATTCTTGACTTCTCCGCCTGACATCACTATAATGGCATAGGTATTAATTAATTTGTTGATGTTGCAAGACACAAAAGCCCCCGGACTTGACACCCGGGGGCTGCGTGTTTAATTATTCATAATCAAGCCACGGATTTTCTCAGCGTCTTTGCCAAAAACTTTTATATCGATTGTTTTACCGTCATTTGTTCGGATCACAAGCGACCTGCTCAAACCCTTCACATCGACCGATGCAATATTTTTTGTGAAAATATCAGTGACTTTTGGGGCGAAAATTCCCGCTTTGCTTCCAGAAATATCTGTAATTGACAGCCTGTTTGAATAAACTGATACAGAGTAGCCAAACCGCTTATATTCATGCAATAGGCTATTTTCATTCACAACCTGTTTTGGTTCTTGCGTTTGTAATTCTTGCGTTGCTCCACAGCTTGAGCACTTTCCGTCATCGTCATGCAAAACGGACCCACAATAAGCGCATTTTTTCATAACCCCTCTGATTTATAAAAACTATTTTCTTTCGGCTTCGCTCTCAGCTACCAGATACCGTAAATACCTTACGGCCGTCTGCTTCATGTCGTCTGGCATAAGGCTGACCAGGTGCGCGGCCTCTTTTGAGTATTCATCATCCTGGCTTTGAGGAAAAATCCCCGCTAATCTGAAAATCTGCTCAACCGGAAGATGAAATGCTTTAGCTATACCTTCGCAAAAATCTATACCAGGTTGTCTGTTGCCATTAATTACGTGACTAATAGCTCCAGCAGATATACCACTACGCCTGGATAACTCTGCTTGAGATAATCCGCGCTTATTCAGTTCATCGATTATCCAAGAAGAAAATGAGTTGTTCACTATAGACAACATTTTCGCATTAATTTAGGTGTCTTTGGTATTCGTAGTATATACTATTGACAATTACGGCACAATAATATATACTATTGACAACAATTTATTTACAAAAAGAAAGGAAATCGCATGTCTGAAGAATTTGTTCAGGTGAACGTCAATATCACCATTGAAGACGCAGCTTCTCTTGATCAGCTCATGCTGGAAGACGGGTATAGCAACCGTGCAAGATCGGCCTTTATCCGCCGGCTCATTAGGACAGAGTTTGCCCGCCGTAAGCATGCTGACAAAGTCATTGCCACCCAAGCCGCTGTAACGGCTCAGGGGTAGGGGGATGAAGAAAATGCAACCCGAAAACGCTCAATGCCAACATTTCGAGGCCGCTCATGCTTGACGCTGATATTACCGTCAAGTGTGACCAGGATAATTGCGACCACGATGAAATTATCGAGGTGCGCACATCCCATCCGTTCATTGGTGTCCGCATCGCCGGCTACGTAATCTACGGGAAAACAACTATTCGCCGCTACTGCAAGCTGTGCGGAAAACAGTTCAATCCTCGTGTAATTCTGCATGGAAAGGCTTGAGATATGCCATACGCAATTATTGGAACCCAAACCAATGCGCGTCGGGCATCCTGCCGGCTGTGCGGAAGAAAACTCATTCCCGGAGAAGGCATTCGCTGCGAAAACAAGTACGACTGGCGAATTCAATACTTTTATCTTTGCGCAGATTGCTTGCTGGTCCAGGCAGAAATAGAACGTGGCTTGGATATTTACTACAAGAAAATTCAGCCAAATATCCGCCGTTGTAATTGTGGAACAGACATCATCGAAGATCGTTATTACAACCTTGTCGAGCGCGGCAAGGAGAAGGCGCCGATCATCGCCGAAAGAATCAGCGCTGATTTGGAGAAAGGATCCATGACCTGGGATCGATTGATTGACGTTTATCACAAATACACCTCATCCTTTTTGGATGTGTCTATCGTATCAAATTCCACCCAATCTGTCAGAACTTAGGAGGTTATTACAACGTGAAAGGCTTGAAAACTTTGTCGCTTTGTGTCGTCGGCCTTGTTTTTTTGGTCATCGCCGCTATCGTCATCGGATTACTTTATTAGGCAAGGAGGATTATGTCACCGTTCGTAATGATTGCTTATGCCGGAATTGGCATATCCGCGCTGATCCTGGCAGGCTTCGCTGGAGCGCAAATCCAGAAATTTGCAGATCAGGTGAAACGCATGGAAGAACGCATCGCCGAACTTGAAACAGCCAAAAAGACGCGCAACCCATATCGCACCAATGAAGCGCTCGAAGACGCAATGGCGATAATCCATGATGCTGCCTGGCAAGCTGATGCCACCCTCGATTACATGCGCGCCCGGTTGAAGCAAGTTGATAACACCTTACAGGTTGCACGGTCGAACCCGGACGATTACGACCCGGATAAACCCAACAAAAAACGCCCGCTGTAACAGGCGTTTTTCAAGTGAGCAGGTGCAACCCGAAGCTCGCTTTTAGTGTAGCAGAAATGGACCGGAAAATCAATGAATGCTGAGCTAATGGAATTCATCGGAGACGATTTCATGACCGTTTGGGATCAGATGTTTTGTGACCACAGCTTTATCACCTCTGACGAAGACGGCTCGCCGGTAGAAACCGATCGTTGTGTATATTGCGGCATCCGCAAAGCGCATGTTCAGGAGGCTGATGATGGACGAAAAGTTTCATAGCTACAGTGCAGCCGTCCATACCTCAAAGCGTTACGTCTGTTCTGTCTGCTTCGGTCAGCTTGAGGTCCTGCCCCATTGGGAGCAGGATGCCAGCGGGCAGATCGATATCCCCTCATCCTGGTTTTCTGTACGCTGCCAGAACTATCCAGACCAGCACGCCGGATTTGTTACTGCAAACTACGCCGTCAATACCCGCCTGAGCAGTTACATCGACCTGGCCGACGTGCTAGAAAACGGCATTGCTGACCTGCTCTGCGTGGATAAAGCAGCCATTGCCAAGAAGGCCTACTATGCGCTGCCGCCGATGGCTCGCATCGATCCGCAGTTTCATATGCAAATCATTGGCGCAGTAGATCGCCTCCACACTATTTTTATGGCTGAGCAGCGCAAGTCTGCGCCAAGAATGACCGCTGAAGAAGCGATCGCCGCACTTTATGGAGAATAATCTCATGCCTATTGCTGGCTTGACAGACCGGGGCCTCGCCTTCCCCCAAATTGGCGTTATCCGCAAGGGCGGTCAAAAATCCGCCAACAAACCAGGTCAGGACCTGACTTACTTTCGCGTCGAATTTGACGCCAGCCGGCCCGACCTCGCTACCAAATTCGCTGCTGCCTATTCACCGGAACCGCGCAAACTCAACGTCGTGTTTCCATTCAACGACTTCGACCGCCAGGTCACAATTTTTTTAGAAGCCTATAACAAAGGCCGCCTTGTGGCCCGTGCCGGTACCGTCAGTGGTTTGGACCCTGCCCAGAACTTTTACAAGACAAAACTGGACCCCAAAACCGGCGAAGTCCTCGCCCGCGATGGCTACTGGGTATCTGGACCCGATGCAGGCAAGCTGGCCTACTACGACAAAGACAAGCCGGAGTACGTCATGCAGTACACCGGAAAAGACGGCCGGCAAAAAAGTTTGCCTGTCTTTTGCAAACCGATCACCCGTATCAAATTCGTCCTGCCAGAGCTGCGCGAGCTGGCCTATGTCCTGCTCAAGTCGTCCTCCATCTACGATGCCATCAACCTGAGTGAGCAGCTATCTGCTCTCTGGGAAGTATCCAATGGCAAGTGGGCTGGTATCCCGATGGTACTCGAACGCAAACCCGTCTCCATCCTCTGCCCGGACGAACACGGCAACAAAACCTACCGCGAAAAATGGCTTGTCCATATTCAGGCTAACCCGACCTGGAGCGAAGCGCGTCTGCTCGGTCTTCAGAATCAATCTATGCTGTTGGCTTCTGGCTCATCTCCGGTGCAAATGTCGATGCCAGCCCTATCTGCAGCAATCGACGACGATGATGAAGATGAAACCATCCCAGACGAGCCGGCCGCCTGGGTCGGAGATGCGCAAGAAGGCGAGTTCACTGAAAGTGTGCCGGAACCAGAATTTCCCGCTGAGCCTTCCGCGGAAGAACCCCAAGAAAAGCCCTGGCCATTCGAGAAAATCACCAAAGAAACGGCTATGTCAGCCAAAGGCGTCAGCGGTAAGACTTACTGGTCGATGTCCACACCAGAACTTGAAACCGGTCTGAATGCAATCAAAGACACGCTTGCAAAAAACAACATGACCACTGAAAAGCGTGAAGCCGCGCTGTTCAATGCGGATGTTATCGCTGCAATTCTTGAGTACCGTTCTGAATAACAATTTTGGCGGCGGCGTGGACGCGACACGCAATCAGTGGCGATGGGATACGGTGAGCGAGACCGGCAATCTCGCATGGCGGTAGCGTAGCGGTTAAAACCGAACAGGATCCCTGGTGGCAATTGAAAAACAAAAAGTCCCTTGAAAGCTCTAGTGAAATTGGACGACGCCAATTTCCAGGCCGGTGGACTACCAACACTTCAGCGCTGATGCCCATGACCCCGTTCAACTCGGGGCCGCCAAAGAATTCAAAACACGAGGATAACTGAAATGAACGAAACGATTGTTGAACTTTTGTCGAGACTTTCTTTGCTTCGGATCGAAGTATCAGAAGTTTCCGAAAGCGTTGAAGAAAAAGCGGATGCATATATGCAGACGGATGCCTACAAAGCCTACCAAGATGAACTTTCAAAATCCGTTGAATTAGGGTCACGTATTGTCGATCTTGAAAAAGAAATCCGCCAACGTTCGTTGGATGAATTCAACCTGCTTTTAAATAAGCATCCATTTACCGGGATCGAGATCAAGATGCGCAAAAAGGTCGCTTACGAAGACAAGTCCGCGCTTGAATTTTGCCGAAAGCAGAACGTTGCCCTGAAGATCGACAAAACGGCTTTTGAACGTTATGCAAAAGCCGTTGCTGAAGCCGGACAGCCTATTGACTTCGTTTCAATCACGGAAGAACCTCAGGTTCAAATTTCATCTGACCTTTCCGATTACCTTCCGAAATAAATAATTCCGCCAGCCTATCCCCTCTGGTTGTTGGGGTGGATTGCTCCACCCCAGCTCCCAGGGAATGACGGACCCTGGCCTCCTAAAGAAGCCCCGGATGTCCCACACATCCGGGGCGAAGGAACCCGATGAAAGAAATACTTTGCCTTTTATTGTTTGTACTTGTATCAGCAATTTTCTATTTGCTGATAAAGCTTGACATGCTTCGGAGGTCAAAATGAATCCACGTGAATATTACGACAAGCTGATTAGTGAGATGCCATTCGGAGCAGAACGTGCCATTGCAAGAATCATTTCTTATCGCGTTGGTATTGAAAACGCTATTCAAAAGGATGCACTTATTGAAGAGTGCAATCGCGTTGGCATTGACTTCAAATCAGAACGTCAAGTTCGAAAAAACATCGTCGATTTACGCAAAAAAGGCTACCCCATTTGTTCATCCAGTGGAGAAAGTGGTTATTACTTTCCATCCAGTTTAGGTGAGTATCAGGAATTTCGCGCTCGGGAATACGTAAAGAAGATCAAAGACATGGCAGAAACGACACGCGCAATGGATGATGCCATCAAGCGGATGTTCTCAACGGAATATGAGAAATACAAATTCGATCGATCTGGTCAGCCAGCTTTATTCCAATCTAACGAGGCAATCAATGTGTGAAACGTGTGAAAGAATTCTGCGCAATATTGAGCGAGCTGAAACCGATGGGAATATCGATAAGGTTCGCGTGCTGCGCTCCGTATATTCCGGACATATCAAGCACACCCATGACCAGAATATCGTCTGCGTCACTCCGAATTTTATTACCTGGCCTGGCGGTGATACATGGACAGTGGTGAGGTAATCGATATGGCCGAATTCAGAAATGTTCATTCACGCATCTGGAAAGATGAATGGGTTTCCGATCTTGAACCGGAAGCGAAATTGCTTTTTATCTATTTGTTCAGTAACGAACGGGCTTCCATTTGCGGACTGTATGAACTGCCGCTGAAGTTTATTGTTTTTGAAACCGGTATCTCAAAAGATAAGGTTTTGGAAATCTTAGCAGTGTTTGAAAAAGAAAAGAAAGTCTATTACCGGGACGGAATTGTCTGGGTAAAGAACCTGCGCAAGTACAACGATAGCGGTAATAGTCCTAAAGTTCTTGTCCGTATTCAAAAAGACCTTGAAACTATTCCAGATTGTGAGTTGAAAAACATGTATTTTGAGTATTACGGATACCCTATCCGCGTACTCGGGATACCCTATCTGGAAAATGAAAGCGAGACAGTTAAAGAGACAGTTAAAGAGACAGAGACAGATACAGATACCGAAATTGATACCGTACCAAAAAACAGCAGCGACGGGCGGCCTAATATCTTCTCAATCTATGAACGAGAGATCGGTCCATTAACTCCATTCGTTGCAGAAGATTTGAAAGCAGCCGAAAAAGACTATCCGATTGAATGGATTGAAGCCGCTATCCGAGAAGCCGTTGCAAACAATGTGCGCAAATGGTCGTACATCATGGGTATTTTGCGTCGCTGGAAAAAAGAAGGCCTGAAAGGTCGCCCGAATAACACCCCTCCCCGCGGCAAGCGTTTCAAGGTCTATACAGACCCTTCCGGCGCGCTTGTCAATGAGCTGGGTCAGCCGGTAGATAGCAAAGGGTATCTTCTTGAGGTGGCAGCATGACCGATCAAATTCCATGCTCTCCTGAAGCTGAAGAAGCCCTAATTGGGTCGATCCTTATCAATCCAGAGGTTCTCAAGGAAGTTGAGAACGTTGATCCAGAAGACTTCTACATCGAGCGCAATAAATGGGTTTATCTGACCATGCTCAATATGCGCCATTCCGGTCAAGACATTGATTATTTGACCGTCATTACCGCCCTTGAAAAAGCCGGAAAGTTGAACGAAATCGGCGGCGCCGCACGAATTACAAATTTCATCAACACCACCGTCAGCAGCCTGCACGCCGAAAGCTACGCCAATATCATCCGCGAAAAAGCCAGTCGCCGGCGTTTGGTTATGCTCGCCGCGAAACTGACCAAAGCCGCTTTTGACGACACGCAGCCTGTCACTGATACAACCTCGACCGCCATCGATAGCCTGGCGAAGTCCATCGTTACCTTCAACGGAGCGCGGCATATCTCTACCTATGTTTCGGAACTTTACGACCAGATCGACGAAGCCTCGAAGAACCCGAAAGATATTTACGGCCTGCCGACCGGGTTCCCGGATTGGGACCGGATCACTTACGGCTTGCAATTGGGCGAAGTCGTACGCCTGGGTGGCGAGCCTGGCGTTGGTAAGTCTGTTTTGCTCGGTCAGCTTTTGGTCAACTTAGCCAGTGCTGGTATTCCGGTTGCTTTGTACGAAATGGAAATGAAAGGCGTGCAGGTCGCGCGCCGGCAGTTATCCATGATCAGCAAAATCAGAACCCATGTCATGCGCTCCGGTAAATTGCGTGATGAAGACTGGCCCGTTCTGACCAACGGCATCGAAATGCTGGCAGACCTGCCAATTTACATCTGCGATGCGTCCATCATGACGACCGCTGAATTTCGCGTCGATCTGCAACGCTTGATTTCTCAGTATGGCGTGCAAATGGTCGGCATCGATTATGAGGTCTTATTCGCAGACCAGGCCGCCACAACCAATGACCGCCGCGCACTGATTTCCAACCGCGTCCACGGCATTATCAAAGACCAAAACCTGGCCTGCGTCTCCATTGGCGATATGTCGAAAAGCGGCATCCGCGGTGAAGTGACCGGGCAGGGCGCTTTAGCCGGCACAGCTCGTGAGTCTCACAATGACGACAATATCATGCTCATGCGCAAAACCGATCAGGACGACCTTATCAGCGTCACCTGGGAGAAATTCCGCGAAGGCGAGAGCGCGCGGCACATGAACCTGCTGCGCGCAGAAGGACTTCCCTATTTCAAATCTGTGACTAAAGAGCCTGTTCAGGCGCAGCATCCGCGCCGATCCACGAAACGAAATGAGCCGGTAGATTTTGATCTGAACAGCATTGAGGATTTGCAATGAACTATACCGACTTTCTCAAGACAAAAATAACTGTCGCCGAACGCGCCGGCTTTGAAATTGGCGATCTCAATCCCCGCCATTTGCCCCACCAGGTGGAAGCCATTCGCTGGGCAGCATCGATGGGAACGGCTCTGATTGCCGCTTCTTTCGGCCTGGGTAAGACATCCATCCAGTGCGAACTGGCCCGCCAAATCCATAACTTGCACAACAAATCTGTCATGGTTGTTTGCCCGCTGGGCGTCAAATCCCAATTCACCATCGAAGACGGCCCGGCCCTGGGAACGAACTGGAAGTATGCCCGCACTGACGCCGAAGCCGCGCAAGCCGGCCCGTACATCATTACCAATTATGAGCGTGTCCGCGACGGGAACATCACTTCTGAAACCATCGATCAACTTGATGCGGTGTTCCTGGACGAAGGCTCAATCCTGCGTAACATGGGTTCTGAAACATCCGATGTGTTCAAGAAGGTGTTCAAGAACGTCCCTTATCGCTATGTCTGCACTGCAACGCCGGCGCCCAATGAGTACAAAGAACTGATTTACTATGCTGAGTTTCTCGGCATTATGGATCATGGCCAGGCGCTTACCCGTTTTTTCAAACGCGATAGCAATCACGCCGGACACCTGACGCTGATGCCTTCGCAAGAAGAAAACTTCTGGATGTGGGTTGCTTCCTGGGCGCTTTTCATCAACAAACCATCCGACCTGGGCTTTTCTGACGTTGGTTATGACCTGCCTGAGCTGCGCGTTCATTGGCAGCGTGTATCGGTCGATCAATCCCGCGCCTGGAAGCAGGCGGATAGCCGCGGTCAGCATCGCCTGTTCCTGGACAGCTCAAACGGTATATCCGAAGCGTCACAAGAAAAGCGCGCCACGCTCAATGATCGGGTTGAGGAAATGAAACGCATCATGGACGCCAATCCGGGCCGTAATTGGTTGCTCTGGCACACCCTGGAAGCGGAGCGCGATGCTATCGAAAGGGAAATTCCTGAAGCCGTAACAGTCTATGGCAGTCAGGATCTGGAAACCCGTGAACAGCGCATTGTTGATTTCTCCAACGGCCGGATATCAATCCTTGCCACCAAACCAGAGATTGCCGGATCCGGATGTAACTTTCAAAAATATTGCTACTCAGCTATCTACCTGGGTGTCGATTACAAGTTTCAGGACTTCATCCAGTCCGTTCACCGTATCCAGCGCTTTCTGCAGACTCATCCGGTAGACATCTACATCGTCTATGCCGAAAGCGAAGACGCGGTGATTAGCACGCTCAAACGCAAATGGCAGCAGCATGACGCGCTTGTAGCCAAGATGCAGGCCATCATCAAGAAATATGGATTATCCGAGCTGGCCATTAAAAACGGTCTTAGCCGGAAGATAGGGGTAAATCGCATGGAAGTCAAAGGGAATTTTTACACCGCAGTGCATGGCGACTGCGTTCAGGAAGTCGGAATTTTGCCAGATAACAGCATCGGCCTATGGTTGACCAGTATTCCGTTCGGAAACCATTACGAATACAGCGTCAATTACGAGGATTTCGGACACAATCCGTCTGACGATCATTTCTGGAAACAGATGGATTTCCTCATCCCGGAGATGCTGCGCACGCTCAAGCCAGGCCGGGTAGCAGCCATCCATGTCAAGGATCGTCAGCTTTACGGTCATCAGACCCAGAGCGGCATTATGGAAACCGCGCCGTTTTCTGATGAATGCGTCATGGCTTTTCGGAAGCATGGCTGGACGTATCAGGGCCGGCGCACCATCGCCACCGACGTCGTCCGCGAAAACAATTCAACCTACCGCCTGTCTTACGGTGAAATGCTAAAAGACGCCAGCAAGATGAGCCAGGGCCTGCCAGAATATTTGCTGCTGTTCCGCAAGCCGCCGACCTCGAAGCAGAACGCCCGCGCGGATGAACCGGTCACAAAACAGAAGCCGGATACCTATACCGTCTGTAAGTCGTGCGGTTATCAGCTCACTGCCGATGACTATGGCCTGGAAATGCAAGTGTTTGGCGACCTTATCGACGGCGATAAAACGATTACCGGAACCTGCCCGTCCTGTCACCAGGAAGTTGAATTTACCACTGCGTCTGAAGGCGCTTATTCGCTTGGCCGCTGGCAGGTGGATGCTCATGCCGTGTGGCGATCCAATGGCAACCGCCCGCTAACTCCTGATGAAATGGTTTCTCTCTACCCATTACCGGAACAAATTGCGGCGCTTTTTCGCGAGGAACAACTTAACGGCCGGTATGACTACGAACGGCATGTAGCCATCTGTGAAGCGCTGGAACGTAAGGGACGGCTGCCGAAATTCTTCATGCTGCTGCCTCCGAAGATCACCCGCGGGCCTGAAGATATGATCTGGGATGACGTCGTTTTTATGCGAACTCTCAATACCGCTCAAAGTCAGGGACGCCGCGAAAAACATCTTTGCCTTGCGCGTGGCTCTTTGGTCCTTACGCGCTCAAATGGTTACAAACCTATCGAGGCGGTGAGCGTTGGCGATGAGGTTCTCTCCCATAAGGGGATATGGCGTAAAGTCCTGGCCGTTTCAAATACTGGCGTTCAGTCTGTCGTAAATCTACTGGCGCATGGCGTTCCTGGGCTGGTTCTCACTCCAGACCATAAAGTATGGTCTCGTAGAACAAGTTGGAAACGGGAGCGTGATGGGGCAGAAAGGGCAGTTCCTGGGTGGGAACAGGCAAAAGACATGGAACGCGGGTACGTCAATCTCAAACTCCCGCCCGAAGAAAATAGCCCTCTCAACATATCCGAGCTATGGCTTTTGGGTCGTTGGATTGCAGACGGACACGTCGGAACACGCGGTGAATATGTGGTGAGCATTGGCCGGGAGAAGTTGGAGGAATTTGAACGCATGGCTGATGATTGGTCAGGAACAAGATCGGAAGGCACGGCCATTCAAATTAGATTAAAAGGTTTGTCTGATGCGATGCGTGCCGCTTTGGCCTCCTGCGGTAAAGGTGCTTCTAATAAACAAATTCCACCATTTGCTTATTCTCTTTCGGGCGATTATGCAAAATCGCTTTTAGATGGTTATTTATCAGGAGATGGGTGCTTTGTGGATAAAAAGAAAACATGGATGTGCACGAGCGTGTCCAAGCAACTTCTTCTGGGTATGGCTATGCTCGCGCAACGCGCTTACAAGTCCATTGCGAGCATCTATCCAGGAAGGGAAGCGGGAACCTATACCATCGAAGGCCGCGAAGTAAATACGAAGCAAGAGTGGATTTTATGTTTTGATATTCGAAATGGCAGAGTTAGCCCGTTTATTCTTGATGATGGCGCATGGAAAAAGGTCCGCAAAGTAGAACAGGTCGGAGAGGCCGAAACCTGGAACCTGCGCGTTGAAGAAGACGAAAGCTATACAGCTGAAGGTTGCATCGTCAAGAATTGCCCGTTGCCGTTTGATATCGTCGAGCGCTCTATCCGACTGTATTCGAACGAGGGCGATCTGGTCGGCGATCCGTTCGGCGGATTGGGAACGGTCGCTGAAAGGGCTGTCAATATGCGCCGAAGCGCCTGGACAAGCGAATTGAATCATGAATATTTTGTGGACATGGTGCATTACCTTCAGTCCGCTGAACAGCAAGTTATGACTCCTACGCTTTTTGATTTAGTGGAGGCGTCGGCAATGCCGGCAGATTGATCATGAATAAACCCATAAAATCAATTTCATTTATCGTCAAAGGTCGTCCAGTACCGAAGCAGTCCTACCGCGCGGTAAAAGGCGGCGGCTATACTGACCCGCGCATAAAGAATTGGCAGGATCAAGTTGGATGGGCAGCCAGAGAGGCTATGCAAGGCCGCGCGCCCCTGACCGGTCCGGTCTCCATGCGGGTTATCTTCTGTCTTCCCAATCTCCGCCGCGTTGATTTGGATAACCTCAATAAAGGCGTATCAGATGCCATGAACGAGATCGTTTTCCTGAATGATACCCAGGTCGTCAACCTTCACCTGGTCAAAAAAATCGAATCTGTTCCAGGTATTTTAGTCCAGGTATTTTCAGGCGAGTTGCTTCCGCCATTCGTTGAAAGGCTCATACCATGAATTCACAAGGTAACGGTATCAAGCATTCACGGCAGGCCGTCCTCGATTACATCATCGCTTACAAGATTGCTCACGATGGCAACTCGCCTACTTTACGCGAAATCATGATTGCCTGTCGCGTTACATCGACATCAAATATGTCCTATATCCTGGCCGATCTTGCAAAAACCGGTCAGATTGTCATCAACCCCGGCAGCCGCGGCATTGAGGTCATCGGCGGTCGATGGAGTTACACACCAGAGGTGCAAGCATGCCAATCCTGAATTACACCACATCAATCAGCGTTGTAAAAACTGCCTCTGAAATCCAGGAGATCCTTGCGCGTGCCGGTGCGCGCACTGTGATGATCGAATACGGTCAAGATCGGGTACCTTCCGCCGTATATTTCGAGATTGAAATCAACGGCCGGCACGTATCCTTTCGCCTGCCATCCCAGTGGCAGGGTGTGTACAAAACACTCCAGCGCTCGACCGCTGAGCGTCGTTACAAAACAGAAGATCAGGCCCGCCGCGTTGCCTGGCGCATCATCAAAGACTGGACGGAAGCCCAAGTTGCCATTATCGAAGCAGGCGCAGCGGACATTGCCGAGGTCTTTCTGCCGTACATGATCAACCCTGCCTCAAATCAGACGCTATTTGAAGAATTCAAATCTGGCAATTTTCTTCTCGGGTCCGGGGATGTTGTTGAGGGGGAGGTGACGAGATGACAAATGAACAATTGGTTACGGAAGTTGAAAAGCATTTATCAAGGTTGAAAGACGACCTGGAAACAGCAACAAAAGAGGCTGTGATGCAATCAAAACGCGTCCGAGATATGGAAGTGAAATGTCTCAAACTAAAAAATCGTGTCGCGGAACTGGAAGCTGAGAACGAAGCGCTTCGCAAGGTCATTATCGGCATGTTTCCGATGTGGATCAATGCGATGGGCTACTGTGAGCACGGAAACCATCTTCAATTAGACGCTATGTACCGCTATTACCGTGGAAGTGAAAACCAAATGACAAACGAAGATTTGAAATTGATGTTTTCGATTATTCCTGAGAAGACGAAAGGCGATGAGTGATGATGGGTAGTAATCTTGTTGACGAAGTAATGATTCCAGTTCGTGCTGCTATCTTGCGGCATGTGAAGAACAAAGATGCTGTTACTGATATTTACAATCGCTGCTATGAAGCGGTTATGGCCTCCATTGCCACGATTGAGAAGATGAAAAAGCACGATGAATTACGGCAGCAAATTACAGAGTTAGAAGCAGACATCAAACGCCTGCAATCCGAACTCAAAGCAGCCAACGATGATGCAGATCGCCTTGCCAGTGAACTTGAAGAAACATATGCGCAAAACGATATTTGCTGGGAAGAACCTGGGGAATCATCGCCGGCGTTGATTGCTCATAAACTGCGCGAAGAAAAGGCGCACAAACAAAATGTCTAAAAATTCATACATTACCGCGACCGATCAATTCTGTGGTGCCGGTGGATCGTCCTTAGGCGCAACACTTGCCGGCGTTGAAGTCAAGCTGGCCATGAATCACTGGAAGCTCGCCATCGAAACCCACAACACCAATTTCCCTAAAGTGGATCATGTCTGCACAGATATCTCCGCCACCGACCCGCGCCGCTATCCATCAACAAATATCCTCATCACCTCGCCTGAATGCACCAACCACTCGCTTGCAAAAGGGAAACCGCGCCGCTACTACACTCAGGACCTGTTTGGAAATATCCTGATTGATCCAGCCGAAGAACGCAGCCGGGCGACCATGTGGGACGTCCCTCGTTTCACCGAATATCACGATTATGAACTCGTCATTGTTGAAAATGTCGTCGATGCAGGCAAGTGGCGCCTTTGGGATAGTTGGCTCCACGCCATGCACGCCCTGGGTTACAGCCATAAGGTTGTTTATTTCAACTCCATGTTTGCACTTCCCACACCGCAAAGCCGCGACCGGATGTACACCGTATTCTGGAAGAATGGGAACAAGGCCCCTGACCTGGAATTTCGACCAAAAGCGCCCTGCGACCATTGCGGTCGTGTCGTTGAAGCAATCCAGACCTGGAAGAAACCTCAGCAATGGGGAAGATACAAGGCTCAATATTTTTACCGCTGCCCGCTCTGCAATCGGGAAGTGAAGCCGTTTTACTATGCCGCTTTCAACGCAATCGACTGGTCCATTAAAGCCGAACGCATTGGCGATCGGTCGAAGCCGCTCAAACCGAAAACTCTGGAACGGATTAAATACGGTCTTGAGACATATGGCCGCAAACCGGTCATTGTCACCGGTCGCTATACCACCGGGATTGATTACCGCGTAAAAGACGCCACTGATGAACCTCTGCCTACCCAGCCTGGTGATTCATCTCATGCGGTCGTTTATCCGTGGTTGGTGGAAACGGGATATTCACATGCTCCTGATAACCGCGCTTATCCCAGCATTGGCCCGGAACCAACCCAAACTACCCATCAAACGATGGGGCTTGTTGGCTTCTTGAGCAAACAATATGGCGGCTCAGCTGAACCACAATATATGTCCATCGGCCTGGACGATCCTACCGGAACAGTCACCCCATACGATCATCATGCCCTTTTGAGTGTCCCAGCGGGATATTTGGTCCGTCAGAATTCCATCGACGGCGGCAATCCTGCTCGCCGGAGCCTACCCCTGGACAATCCCCTGGCGACAATTCTAACCGACGGTACACATGCTTTTGTCGGTATGCCGCCTTCCTTCATCGCCGAGATGCACGGTACTGCAAAATCAGGCAGTATCGATGATCCATTGATGTGTGTGACGGCCGGAGGTGGTCATCATGCGCTGCTTTCTGCCGATGCCTTCTTGACTTATTACTATGGCCAGCAAAGCGCCGGCGCAATCACGGATCCTGTACACACCGTAACCAGTCTTGACCGCGCCGGCTTGGTCGGTGCGCTTGAAGCTTTGACTGTGGACGATCTAACCTTTCGCATGCTTGCGCCTCACGAGATTGGCAAGGCGATGGCCTTCCCCGGTTCATACGTTGTTCTGGGAACCTCAAAGGAAAAAGTCAAGCAATACGGGAATGCCGTCACTCCCCCAGTGATGGAGATGCTGATCAACCGTTGTGTCGATAGCCTTCAATAGGAGAATACCATGTCAGAAGAAACCTTTGATTGCTATGCAATCGTCGAAATCCTCGGCCGCAAGGTTGTTGCCGGACGTGTCACCGAACAGGTCATCGCCGGCCAGGGCTTCATCCGCGTGGATATCCCGGCCGTAAACGACCAGGCCGCGTTCACCCAACTTTACGGTCCGGGTTCTATATACGCAATCACGCCGACAACCGAAGAGATCGTCCGCGCATACGTCGCCCGCAATGTCGGTGTTCCGATCCAGCCCTGGCAATTAGCGCTGCCAGGGAATGTTGAAGAAATGCCGTTTTAGGGGAGGTGTAACGTGAAAGATCAATTAACGGGTGTGCAAAAGACCAAACCATGTTCTTACGACGTAACCAGCGACCTTCCAGAAAATCAGCCCTGCTACCCGCGCGCCTCAGCGCTATTACAGGAAGAAGAAATCAAAAAACTGTATGCCTGCCAGGCTCGATCAAACGTTGAAATCGCTAGGTTATCCCGATCACTTGCACAAACTAGTAAGTTGCTTCGCAAATTCAAGAAAATGGCCGAAGTGCTGTTGCAGAGTAAATTTTCGTATGCGCAATCTAATAATTTTGCAGAAACTATTTATACCGATTGCGTTCATACACTCAATGAAATCTGCATGCCGCGCAAGGAACAGGAAAGCCAATAATCATGGCTGTGATGGCACTAAAACCAGGGTGTACGCAAGCGTACACCTTCAATGAGGTAAGGGAATATATCGAATACCTCTACAGCGCGAAAAGGTCACTGCGCCGAATCGCCCGCGAGGACTTCAATGGCTCCGTTTCTCATGGCGCAGTCCAAAGGGTGCTGGAAGGGGTCGAGCCGAAAGACCCGCAAGTAAGGAAAGCATTCGGCCTGCCAGAATACAGCTTCCTGGTGGTTGTCTCAGATGAACCGATACCCAATGGAACGCAGGTATATAAGGCAGTCCAATGTATATCGTGCGGTCAGTGGTTCATCCCAAATAGCCCGCGCAGGCAGCGCTGTTTCGTCTGCTTCCCCTTTAAACCGAAGTCTCTTCATTAGAAAGGAAGTATTCAAATGGGAGAAAACTCAAAAATATCCTGGACAGATCACACGTTCAATCCCTGGTGGGGCTGTGCGAAAGTCTCCCCCGGATGCGCCAATTGTTACGCCGAAACACTTTCAAACCGCTTCGGGTCTCTCTGGGGCAAAGATGCGCCGCGCCGGTTTTTCGACACAAAGCACTGGGACGAACCGCTGAAATGGAACAGCAAGGCGGCCGCTGCCGGCAGAAATGCTAAGGTATTTTGCGGGTCGATGTGCGACATCTTCGAAGACCGTCCCGATCTTACCGAACACCGTACCAGGCTCTTTGATCTGATTATGCAAACCCAGCACCTGACCTGGCTGCTGCTGACCAAACGTCCAGAGAACCTGGCGCGCCTGCTCCCGCAAGAATGGAACCAGAAAAACGTCTGGTTGGGTGTTACCGCAGAAAATCAAACTGCTGCCGATAAGCGCATCCCGCTTCTGCTCCAGGCCCCGGCCGCCGTACGCTTTGTGAGCTGCGAGCCGCTGCTAGGACCGGTTGATCTCGGTATTGGAGTATGCCAAGAGTGTGGTGGCTGTGGAGAGACCGCTGGACATTATAGTCAAGATGATGGTATGGATACCTGCGGTTCGTGCGGTGGAAGTGGACGGGCAGAAAATAAAATTGATTGGGTTATTGCCGGCGGAGAAAGCGGGCAGAAGGCCAGGCCCATGCACCCTGACTGGTCGCTGTCATTGCGCGATCAATGCCAGGCTGCTGGCGTATCGTTCTTTTTCAAACAGTGGGGCGAGTGGGCACAGGTTGAAGAATTCACCGGTTCCAATGGAAACGTGTTTAGCGACCAGCTCAAACAAATTGAGTTTGGTGGTGAAGGAAATAGCCTTCACATGCAGCGGATTGGAAAAGCCGCTGCCGGCGAACTTCTGGACGGCGTTGAGTGGAAACAATTTCCAGCTCCATTGAAAGATTGAGCATCGATGTTTGAAAATTCACTGCCATTATTAGTGTTTCAGCCATATGGCCTCTGTCAGGGTACCTTGTTGGTTGATCCTTACTCCGATGAGCTGGAACGTCAGCTCTGGCGCGGCCGGATCATTGATGGCCGCAAAGTTGGCGCAACGTGTACAGACCTGGATAATTTACCCAGGTTTATCCCATCGGTTGGCCTCGGCAGGTTGTCATAAGCAGAAAATTAGACCACAAAGGATGATATGAAAGCATTGACCGTTCAACAGCCCTGGGCGACTTTGATCGCCATAGGAGCCAAACAAATCGAAACCCGCTCATGGAAAACGGATTACCGCGGGCCGCTGGCTATCCATGCCAGTAAAAACATGCCGGTTCAAAATCGTGTATTGATGTACAAATCACCATTCGCAGAATACCTGCGTAATTATGATGTCAAACAAACTCGCATGGTCAATCATATTCCGCTCGGTTGCATACTCGCTACTTGCGACCTGGTAGATATCGTTCACATCCCGCCTTTCCCTACCCGGTGGATTTCAAAATTTAAACTTTATCACCTTGATATGTACCCAAACGAAATTTACGAAACTGGCCCAGACGACAAAATCATTCCGATCCCGCCAGATGACCCTGAGCTTTCCTTCGGCGATTACACTCCCGGCCGGTACGCGTGGATTCTTGATAACGTCAAAATTCTTGACGCGCCAATTGAAGCCAAAGGACGGCTCGGATTGTGGGAGGTCAATCTGTGATCTTCTACCTATTGCTCGCAGTCGCGTTCATTGTTGTTACATTCTTCGCGGCGTTCCTGTTTCTGGCCGTCGTGAATTTCTTTGCAAATGGTGGACGATGATACCGGTATTCTGGAATTGCCCGAACGGTCATATTTTAGGCCAGGTCGTCGGTGATGGTGACGGTCTGGCCGTTTACACCCAATCTCAATACAACCCGCCAGAAGAATGCCCGGACAGCAACGTTGAAATCATTGGCAAAGGACGTGTCCGCTGCACCATATGCGGCGCTGTCCGGGTATGGAGTTATAAAAACGAAAAGGCCAGCATAAAGCTGGCCCATCGCAGAGCGAAAGTTTGATAGTATCCGCCAATATTCCGCGGCGAAGATGGGATTAAATTGCTATTTCTCCCGCGGCGTTTGCAATGCGGCCAGCTCCAAGTCCCCAGTTGCTTGCATCTGCTTTGCGGATTTGACCGATCGTAGTTGCCCCAGAATAACCTAAACCTCCTAATAGGCTTGATCCACCGTCCAAATAACCGGCAGAAAAAACAAGTCCATTGCCATTATCCCGCGCAACCGGGAAATTAAATGTAACTGCATTATCAGCTGTCCCTCCGGTTGTACCGGTCATGCGCAGCAAAAATCGTAAACTTCTACCAATGATAAAAAATCTTGCCTCGGTTAGCGATGTTAAAGCAAACGTCATGCTGCCACTCGCCGCAGGCGCAGGATCAAAATTAAGCCACCCCGGAAAATCTGGGGTGGGACTGTACGTAAATTTTGAACCGGTAATTGCAGCATTAGCCAGGCTGTAACTGGTATTGGGCACCAGGTTGACGGTGGTTTTTCCAGTTCCACTGTTGTAAGAGCTGGACAACACATAACCGTATTTTTGGCTGCCGTTATAGCCGCTCCAATAGACGCCTAATTTTAGCTTTGTCGTCCAGTCGCCATCCAGCGTATAGCTGTTGGTGCTGGCATATGTGCAAGTTGGTAAATTGATCCAACCGCTGTCATACCCGGACAATCTGGCGGCCAAATCAGCATAAATACTTTGCGGGTTTGATCCCAGTAAGGTATCAAGCGCTGCCAACCTTGCCATTACCGTAGCATAACTTCCCTGCGGACTGGAACCCAAAGCTCCGTAGAGCGTTTCAATACCGCTTTCAATGTTGTTCATCGCGGCGGCATTCGCCGCAGTGCCTGCCTGCATGACATCGGTGGCCAGGGCGATCTGAACATTAGAACTGATCGGTGTACCGCCATTGTCAAGGATGTTATAGCGTTCGTCTCCGGCGAGCAGTTCATCGACCCAATTTGTTTTCGTGTAATCCATCTCATCTCTCCTTATGCGGGATAGTCAACGTCAATAATCAATCTGGCTTTGCCAACGTAGATTGTTCCGCCGGCATAACCGTTTTTCATCTGCAGTTTAACGGTCCTGTTTCCGCTGCTCAACGCGCTGCGCATCCATTCCGTGGCAAATTGGCGCCAGCTCTGATCTGGCGCTGTGGCATTGTTGATCTGGAAACTAATCTCAAAAGTGTCATCAGTACCGTCAATTGATAACCGAATTGTCGGAGTAGCGTATAAAGCCGATCCACGAAATACGCCGACTGCTCGCGCCCGAATACGTCCAGTTGCGGATAAAGCTACGACCACAGACAGAACATCGCTCCAACTGGTTGACGATGTAGAAACTTCGGAAGCCAAATCAGTAATGGTTATGGCCGGTGTTATTGATCCAGCCCGCATTCCGCTGGCTTGTGCGCTATCGTAAATCAACGCCTGTCCGTTTGATCCGGCCGGAACCCTTGTAATTTCTCCGGATGCCGTTGCTGCAATTACGTCGCCCTTTGTGGTATATGCCGACAATGGAACTTTCACTGCTGCGTTTGCAGCCGCTAAATCTGCCGCAGTTTGAGCCGCATTTGCCGCACTCAAAGCGCTGTTCGCGGTTGTCTGAGCCGTTGAGGCAGCCGATACGCCATTGTTAGCTGTCGATTGAGCCGTTGCTGCCGCAGTTGTGGCTTCATTCGCCGTTATCTGGGCATTATAGATGCCTGTTTCCATATGGTTCAAATTGAGTGCATTTACAGGCGTTCCAGATGTAACTGCTGTCAAAAGCTCGATCACAGCGCCTTCAGCAATCACCGTGTCGGTGTAATCTGTAATTCGATACCTGAGCGGAATTGATTCTGGCGTTTCGTTCACCCAGGCTGTTTGCACGTAAGTTCGTGTCGTCATGCATACCTCCGAAAACCATTTTGACGTAATAATCTTGTTCCACAAATCGCATACCCGCAGCGTGGCGTTTGACTGCGCTGATCGACCGGACTTCTCCATCGATTGCGCCAGGTTAGGGACGCCCCGCAACTGCTGCCCATACGAACATAGCGAGTAGGATCATAGGCCGGTTTTATATAACCGCGCCAGGGACGCCAGCGGTTCGCAAAGGTTCTATCCGCGCCGGAAGAAAACGTTCCACAGTACAAATAATATTCAGCCGCTGACCGCAAATAAGCACGAATGTAATCTAAATCTTGTTCCCAGGCGTTCACTGCAGAGTAATCCGGCGCAACTGCCGCGTTTCCAGCTTTGTAATCATGCTTCAGCGCAACCACACCTGATGCTGATGGGAAGTTTGTAGCAGTTCGCAACTGTTCAATATTTTCGATAAGTTGATTGATGTCATCGACCGCCGGGAAAGTAGTAATAGACGGTTGCACCAATGTATTAGGCGTTATCGTCAGTCCGTGCATTATTTGCACTAACTGACGCAGCAAATTTGTGTTATTCGTAATCCTCAACCAATCGGCTACATTCAAAAAAGCTTTACTGGTTCTGTTAATAATATCTGCGGACGTCCGATCATAAATAGGGCGTGTCCAGCTCATAATTGCACAACTCCTCTGGCCTCAGCGTTGACGACAAAGCCATTCGCTAAATCGCTGGTCATCTTTTCAATTACTCCGCGCATCTGGTTTCCATACACACTGTCGATAACGGCTACATCCCCAACTTCGGCGGATGGGGCGAAAAGCTTCACCTTTTGCAGATACCTTTGCTGGTAATAATCATATACACGCTGTGTTACCTCGGCAGAATTGGATGAATTTACCAGAGTGGCTTTGTCAATTTTTATGATGTTTGGCTTTACGGTTTCGTCTAATGTCTCATTGATAATAGTAATGGCCCGCTGAGTATCGATATATGTTTGACCTGTCAAAACGACAGTTCCAGTGGAAGCCACGGTGAGAATAGCATAATTGACGCCGCTTTCTGTGATGGTTGCTCCGCTTACACTCAGGTCATGGATTGGTTCGTCAAACGTGATTTCATGCTGGCCAGCAGCTAATGTGCCGTTGTAAAGCTCCTTGCTTTCGTCGCCAGGAATGTAATCATGAGTTGTGATCGTAACGCCTGTAACCAAAGTCATCAAAGATAACGGCGCTTCGATGCCTTTGTCTGCCTTTGTGATGGTTACACCGGCAGCAGCGGTTTCCGCTATTTTCGTCTTGTAAATCTTTACAGCGCTTGATCTGGCGCAGGTAATATAAGCACCAACCGCAAACGCGATCTGTTGCAGGGCCTCGCGGTAGGTGCTTGCCGGAAGCCAGCCCTTTACAACGGTCCCGTATAGATCGACGTCCAATTCATAAGGCGCATAGATAGGTTCAAGCAAGTTTGCTATCAAAGTCTGAACCTGAATTCCATCTAACCAGATACCGCCGCGGTAAGGAATACTGTCCAAAATACCCAGCAAATCAACGCATTCGAATTCAATCTGGTTATCGGATGGATTTGTCCAGGTATCAAGATAATACTGGCCGATAAAAACACTCTGATTATCCACTAACTCATGCATAGATAGTGGCTGCCGCTCTTTCAATGCAGCGAAGTATCCGGCCGGGTTCAAAATATTGAAATCAGCGTCCGTCGAGAATAGGCCCAGCTTCAAGGTTCCGAAAGGAACTTCTGTCGAAAGCATGTTGACTTCTTCGATAACTTCGGCTGTCTGAACTTCTGACCCCTGAAAGTAGATCAGCTCTCCATAATCAATGCCGCTCAAGCGTAAATATCGATATGGCCTGTTTGTGGCGCGGAAAGTGATAACGATTTTCTTGAATTCATCAACTGCTTGACCGGTAGAGAATTCCCAATCGGTAGGAGAGTATGTATCCTCCCGGATCAAAACGTCCGATGAGTCATAATATTGAATAGTCAACAAACTGATGAAATCACCGGTATATTGAGAAAACCTCAATGCCAGGCCGTCCGTTGTGTGAACCTGTTGGAAATCAACGGTCAAAACGGGTGGAACTGAAAATGCTCCGTTGTTGTCGCTCATCGCAAGGCTCATCATGCCAACGTGAACCGTAGCCGTATTTTCTGGCAAGAATTTATAACCGCCATCCAATAGCCAAAAATTAGGCTCATAGGTAGCGTATGGCCGGCTGGTAGCGTTATCTGTTCGCAAGTCGTTGACTTTCGAAAACGGTTGTAAACCACTGTCCGTGCTGGGAATGCTGTCCTGTTTGATCAGCAATCCGTAAAGCCCAAAAGACACGCGCGGAACAGTTGTCATTATGACCTCGCCGGAGATTGAGCGATAAAATTAGCGGTCAATTCAGACCAGTATATTTTGTCGCCGTCTTTGATTCTGCGCAATTTGTCGCTTACACTGGATATGTAGGCGGTATAGGTGTAATCCCCATCTGTTCCAGGAACAGTGACGGTATGAAACTCTGTCGGCTCTGTCAGTTTATCCCAAAGACGTTGATATTCATCCCGATCTAAAATTGCCCCAAAAATAGCGGAATAATTGTAATAAACCCCAATTATTTCCCGATGCAATACGCCGTCAGCAGTGCGTTCGGCATACTTATCTAAGACATCGGCTTTGCGAGTGACCTGAACAAATGGAACATCAAAACTTTCATCATCGATAATGATCATGCGGTCGCGCCTCCCGTAATCAAACTGGTTCCACGCCGGCGAGCTACCTTCTTCTGGCTTTGAGCAATCTTTTCTCCATCCAAATAAACAGGCATGGTGATATTCGTATCTCCGCCCAGGTCTCCGACTTCATCTCGGATGATCTGGCGGATAAGGTTTTCAGGCGCTTCTAAATTTCTACCAGACCGCTGATCCCCGAGGATAGCCGCAAACTCAGCGTTAGGAGGGATAACAGCCCCGGTAGCCAGGCGCGGTATCTGTGGGGTTGGCACAATGGGAATGTTCATTCCCCATGATTTACCACCATAAACTGGAACCCATGAAGGTATAGTCACTTTCAGGCTGTTTAGCCCGCCGATAACAACGTTTATACCCTTCGCCACAGAAGAGATCATCCCGTTGATGAAATCAATAATCGTATTGATCGAATTCTTTACGAAAGTCTTTATTCCTGTAAAAGTGGTTTCCCATTTTTCTTTTACATTATCAAGAGCTTCACGGAATGATTTTTTAATGGGTTCTGTAACCGTTTTTGAAAACCATGCCCCAGCCTCCGACCATTTCTGTTTGATCCAATCCCAAACCTGCCCGGCTACCTGTTTTACAGTGTCCCAGTTTTTTACAAGCAGGATGATGATCGCAATCAACGCTGCGATTGCCAGAATAATAAGAACTACCGGATTTGCAGCAAGAAAAGCTAATGCCGCGCTGAAGGCTCCAACGACTGTCGTAACTGTACTGATTACACCTGTTACAACCACAATCGCGCCTGACAAAAGAAGCGCTGCCGCGTAAAATGCCCCTAAAAACAGAACAATATTTTGAAAAGCGGTTTGATGTTTGTTGATCCAATCTCCAACTGCTTTGATTGCATCGGCCAATCCATTGATAATATCGACGATCACGCCACCCGTCCACTCAGCGAGAGGTTGTAGGAAGTTCTCCCAAAGCCATAAACCCAACGGTTTTAGCGCAATAAGTGCCGTGTCAAGTGTATCGGCCGCTGACGATAATAAATCCAAAAAAGCGGGTAGAACATTCGTGATCGTCCATTTTCCCAGGGGGATAAGAATATTATCCCAGGCCCATTTGAGACCTTCCCAGATCGTACCTCCCAGGCCGGAAAGCGATTGTTTGAACCGGTCGAAAGCTTCGGAAGCCGGCGTAAAAAGATCAATAAGCGACTGCTTGAAAGTATCGACTTTGGCTTTGAGTGAATCCAGCGCGCCTTCTGTTTCGGTTGTGTCACCGATAACACCGCCAACCGCACCGCCTCCGGCAGCTCCTGCAGAACCGCTGGCAGCGTCTCCGCTTTCCATTTGCAGCACGTTGATTTCATCGAACGCAGCCAGGGCCCCCTTCGCGGCCTTGCCTGTGTTTGAAGTCGCTTTAGATAAGTCGGCTTGAGCATCCGCTGCATCAGACGTCGCGCTGGCCAGGGCTTCCATTTCAGCCACACCGCCGCCAATTTGAATACCAAACAGCAGGCTCATGAACTGTGATACACGATTGAAAAAAATCGTCAGCGCATCGACCGCCGCTTTGATATACGGCATGACCTTAGAAATGATCGGGATGATTGAATTTCCGATAGCGACGCGCAGGTTATAAAATGACGTTCCCAAAGCAGCTACTTGACCAGAATATTGACCGGATAATTTAGCCGCATCGCCAGTCTGAAAACTAGTTTCCTGTAAAATACCGGCAACCTCAGCTTGAATTTTCTGCTGTTTGGTCAGTTTGTCAGACGTTGTTCCGATGCTGGCTGCGTAATCTCTCCACATCATGGATACGTTTTTTGTTACGCCGGCATTATCAACCAGGATACTGTTCTCGTTCTTCAAACCTTCTGTGGCTGACTGGACCGCATAGCCCAGGGTTAGGGAAGACTGCCGGCCGAAAGCGGCGCTGTCTTTGAGTGCTGTCAACACTTTTTCTATTTGGCTTGTGTCATATCCGCGCAGCGCCAGGTTCTTGTAAGCCGCGATTGCGTTGGTGGCTGGAATTAGGCCGTCTGAAATATAGCTATTGATAAATTTCTGAGCATCAGAAAAACTTTTACCGGTTCCTTGAACGACGCTTTGCAGGCCGGTCATGGCAGCCGCCATTTCACTGGCCGCTGAAACAGCAGACTTTCCGAACGCAACCACAGCGCCTACGCCAAAGGCAATCCCGATAGCGGCGGCCAGGCCTTTAACGCCATTGACCATCGCGCGGATGCCGGTGTTGAAGCCTCTGCTATCTATTCTTGTGTCGATCCTGATTGATCCGTCGTATGCGGCCATAACGTTCCTTTCAAACAAAAAAGCGGCGCAATTACGAGCGCCGTTTTTTTCCTTCTTCTAATTTGCGTAAAAACTCATCAGCTTTATCGCGCTCTTCGATGCTGCGGTCGTCAACTTCTGGGATATAGAGCATGTCGCCAATCTCGTTGGCGATTATCCGATCATCGGCGGTCGCCTTGCCGGTCTTGATCCGTTTGCGCAATCCAACCAGGTTGCAGAATGTGGTATCTCCCAGATCAAGGAACAGCGCCATGAACTTCCACCAGTGCATGTATTCGACCGTGGATAGATCAATGCCGTGGGTTTGCTGGAATGCGGCGAAGATCAGATTGGCGTCTTTGCTGAATGAAAATACCCTGGGAGAAAATGCAAGCTCTTCAGCTTCCTCTTTTTCTTTACCGCCGTCCAGGAATTTCAAACCAACCGATAGCGCCTTCTCTGGATCATCCGGCTGAATTAGATAAAGGTTACTTAGCAAAATGATTTGCTTCTCAACCTGTGCCAACTCCGGATCCTCAAAGGCCATGATTACACGCAGGCAATCCCGAAAGTCGGAATTGACTTCGTATTCTTGGCCGTCGATCTCTACCGACGTTGGCAGCTGGTCAATGAGGATGTTCACCGCATCGCCCGTTTGGATTGCTTTGCGTACTTAGCGATCTTCTCACGGCGCGCGCCTTCGAAGAATTGAGTAATCCCCTCGAAGAACTCACCGATCATCTCGAAGTTATGAGCGCCTTCGAAGACCTTCAAGCTGGTCCCGGCTCCAAACAATCCATCAATCTTGGCGTGCATGTACTCGCAGGTTTCGCGCTGGAATGCCAGCATTTCTTCCACAGCGACCGGAACGCCATTTTCATCCACGTTGGTCATTTGATCATCAAAAGCTTTTGACTTCTGGATGATGTCACCCTCTTTGCTCAAAAGCTCTTTGTAAAGCGCATAGAACCGTTCTGCAAACCCCACATCCGAAGGGTT